ATTGTTGATGTAGAAACATTATCTGAGCTGTCTGGTGCGTTGATGACATTAGTGGGCGGTATTTGGTCAGTTGTTTCAAAGAAGTAAAACTTTTTTTAGGAACACTTGACTGAACCAGAACTACCACTATATTTATTAGTAAGCGGAAAACAAGGGGGACTAGCTAATGACTATATGACATTTGTTGTCCATTCGTTTTAGATTTATTTTTTTTTTAGACACAAGAACACCCCCCCTTTTAGTTTGATGTTTAACCAGTTTTATTTCAGTGGACGGGGTGGGCTCTCATACCCCGTCCTTTTTTTTTATAGTGGTGTTGTCTTTTTGAACTAGTTGTGGATATTTATAGTAAAAGGAAATAATGAAAAAAAACTTTTATCAAATGGAAACAAAGGAAAAAAAGTACTGGGTGGACTACTTCACCTATGTTTTTATCACTATGTCTCTAATGAAGAATAAAGGTAAAAAAAGGGGAGCTGAAAAAGAGCTGAAAACAATAGTGAAGAGAGCCCTTGAACTTGAGGACTATGAAGTAGCAGATTGTTTGAGGCAATCAATAACAAGAATAAAAACTGGAATGAACTATGAAAAGTAATGATTTAAACCAACTTGAAATCACCAAAGATGGTGAAATCTACAGAGATGGAGAAAAGGTTAAACCCTATAAACACCACAAAGGTTATTTACAAATCTGGCACAAAAAGAAGAATACCTATGTTCACCGACTTGTAGCGGAGGAATACATACCAAACCCCGATAACAAACCACAAGTAAATCACAAGAACGGGAACAAAGAAGACAATAGGGTAGAAAATCTTGAGTGGGTTACAAACGCTGAGAACTGGGAACATTCAAAAAAGAATGGATTGTGGTATAATGGTTACAATGAGAAGCGAAAGTTAAGTTGGGAACAAGCACAACAGATTAGAACCCTCAGAAAGACCACTAAGATGACCTATAAACAACTATCTCATATTTTTGAGGTGAGTACTTCAACCATAAAAGATATTGTGAAATACAAGAAATATACAAGTAAGAACTATTATGGGCGGATGTAACTGTAAGAAGAATAAACCAATGAATAATCTGCGAAGTCCAGACCACATCGCAGAAGCCAAAAAAACCTACAATGAAGTCATTGTGGGAAAAACAGAATATAGTGAGTTAGATAAAGTTATTATCCTACAAACCTATACACAGCTTTACCCTTCAAGCTCGGCTACACCTTCAACGGAAGAAGCCATAAATCAAATCAAAACAGCAATCAACATTTATGATGTCAAATACAGAAGATAACACTGGTCAAAGGGGGCGTCCACGACTTGAAAGGACTATGCCCGAAGGCTGGTATGAAATCATAACCGATGCTGGTAAACAAGGAAAACACATCACGGATTTTCTAATCACATTAGGGATTTCGTGGGATGGACACCACGCTTTACTGAAAAGAAATACCCGTTATTCAGAAGCCGTCAATGAATACCTAAAACTATGTGAACAATATTGGTATAATATGGCTCTAAGTTCTATGGACAAAGACGGGGGACAAGGGTTCAATAGTAGATTATGGAGCCTGGTTATGAGAAATAAGTTCTCTAAACATTGGAGCGAAGCAACAAAGGTGGATGTTACCAGCGATGGTGAAAAACTGAACCAAAACCCCGTTCAGATAGAAATAATAAAAAAGAATATAGATAACATTTTATGAACACAAAAAAACTAAACATTAGTGAAATCAAATCAAACCCTAATAACCCCCGTAAGATAAAACCCGACCAACTGGCTAAGTTGAAAAAAAGTATCAGTGATTTTCCACAAATGTTGGAAATGAGACCTATTGTCGTGGATAGTAATAATGTGGTGTTAGGGGGAAATATGAGATTGAAAGCAATCACAGAACTGGGTTATAAGGAAGTACCAGTCATTCAAGTGGATGAACTTACACCAGAACAACAAAAGCAGTTTATAATCAAAGATAATGTGAACTACGGGGACTGGGATTGGGATGTCTTGAACTCAGCGAACTGGAACTTAGATTACTTGAATGGATGGGGGTTAGATATTCCAAAGTGGTTGAATGATGATGACGCAGAACCAGAGTTTGATATGTCCACTTCACATCAAGGACTAAACTCATACATCAACAGCAAGGTAAAACAAATCACCCTATTCTTGTCGGCTGAACAATATGAAGACACAATCAACAAACTGGATTCACTGATGGAGTATGAGGGATTAGAGTCCAATACCGACGCAGTTTTATTCCTTATCAAAAACTACTATGAGACAGATTTACCTTGATAGAATACCCCTTGACAAAAATGACTATAAAAAGAGAACGGCGCTGGTGACAGACGCCACAACTTTTATAGATGATGATGTCATTGTTTATGATAGAGCTGGTAACCCGCAGATACTTTATATGAAGTTGACGGGGGATACAAGTGGATTGCGTTGGGCTGTAAAAAATCAAAAGTATTCCAACCATACCCGTAGTCAAGGACTACAAACCAGTTCGGCGGTATTTGGTTATTCACCCCGTGTAACTTACAGAAGTGATTATTGTACCATTACGGCGATGGCTGAGAACTATCCAAAACAACACTTTATCATTTCCAACTTTATCACAAATGTCCACGCAATCTATGAACAATATTTTCCAAAGGAATACGCAGCTCACAAAGAGCTTGTAAAGGAAAAAGTATTGGATGAGTGGACAATAGAAAATACCCCGTTCACCAGCGGTATTGTGAACCAAAATAACCAACTGAAATACCACACAGATAGTGGGAACTTCAAAGGGTGTTTATCTAATATGATTGTCTTGAAAAAGGGGGTCAAAGGTGGACATCTTGTAGTTCCAGAGTATGATATGATTTTAGATTGTGCTGACAATACATTAGTCATTTTCAACGGACAAGATTTGGTTCACGGGGTTAGTCCAATAGAGTATGAGGATAGTGGTTCTTACCGATATTCCGTTGTTTACTATTCATTGGAACAAATGTGGAAGTGTGAACCCATCGGGGCTGAGATTGAAAGAATAAAACTACGCAAAACAGAGCGTGAGAAAAAAAGGATAGACCCTGAACATCTTGCTGAACTGGAAAAAGCGATGAAGGCTAGTGAAAAGAAAAATCTCACTGAACTTGAAAGGTTCAACGCTACAAAAGAAAAATAAGTTATGTGTGGAATAGTCGGCTATCATTGTCCAAACCCTAAACCAGCTCACAAAAAGATTTTGTTGAACTTGATAGGTGAAAGTAGAATAAGGGGGCTTCATTCTTTTGGATTGTCTTTTTACGATGGAGTAGGTTATCAAACATTCAAATACCATCAGCGTGAGTTTGATGAGATTACACTACCCGACGCTAAACAAATCATTTTCCACAACAGATACGCTACAAGTGGTGATTATGAAGACCACAATAACAATCAACCCCTAACTTTTTATGAAGGTTCACTTGTCTTCAACGGGGTGATTGATATGAGAACCAAAGAAGAGATGGCTGAACACTACGGATTAGAACTAACCACAGAAAATGATGGGGAAATCTTATTGAAGGAGAATGAGTTTTTACCAGAATGGATGGTGAAGTGGATAAGTGAAGAAAAATGTAGTTTTAGTGGACTATTCCTTCAAGGACATACCCTTTATGCGTTCCGTAATAAAAACAGACCACAGTGGTTCTTAGAATATGACGGGGCTGTCTTTATGGCTTCAACCCGTGATATATTCCGTAGAGCGATGGGGAATGTAGAACCAACTGAACTAAAACCAAATACACTACACGAATGGAACATATACTGAGAACGGCAACACAAGCGGATGTACCCTTGATGAAGATGATACACAAGAATGAAAATAAACATTTAGGTTCATTCAATCTGTATCAAGTGTGGGATAAGTTCATCGGGGGGGAGAAAGTTCCTTACACATTTGTAGTTGTTGAAAATAAAGCGTTCTGTCGCTATGGGTGGAGCAAGATGTATCAACACTATGTTATTCACGAGATTGGTGTTTTACCAGAGTTCAAGAGACAAGGGATTTCTAAGTTTATTTTAGAGAATATACCCCGACCCTTGATGTTGAAATGTAATGTGGATAATGAAGGGGGTAATGCGTTCTACAAAAGTTGTGGAATGAGGCTCAGTGGAAAAACTGAGACCAAAAATGGAATAAAACAAAATATATGGACAATCTGACAAATCTGAAAGAATACTATGAATACCACAAAGATAGCTCACTGGCGAGAGATATAGACCCCGCCAATGATACGCTCCGTTATGTGTGTGATAGATTTGAGCTAAACACAGAACAAAGGTACTGGCTTGCTTTTTTGTATTCTTGTTGTTATTCACCTACAACAACCTATTACATCTATAATGAGTTCCCAGATTACGAGAATGTGGATGTTGGGCGTTTGGAACGCTGGTGGAATAAGAATAAGACACATCTGATATTTCAAACTGACCGACTTAGAATAAAAAGTTCCAACCAGTTTATACCCGCTTTTGTCAGTTACAAGGAACTATTAGGAAATCTCACACAAGAGAAGTTTTTTAGAAGTTTGAGACAACCAACCCCCGACTTGACTTACAACGCCGTATGGGACGCCAGTTCACAAATCTTTACATTTGGAAGATTTACCTTGTTTTTGTATTTAGAGATGTTGAATGTTCTCACGGGATTACCCCTTGAACCTACCACCCTTGACTTGAAAAACGCTGAGAGCTGTAGAAATGGATTAGTTTACGCCAATGAACTATGGGATTTGGACACACACGGGAAGGATAAAAAACTAACCAAATCTGAACTACAAAATCTTCAACACCTATTCAGTCAGAGCGTTGACTTCATAAAAGAAATGGATATAGAACATAAAAGTATTTGGAATATTGAAACAACGCTGTGTGCGTATAAAAAGTTTAAGTTAGGAAAAAGATATGTAGGATACTACATTGAGAGAGCCCGACTTGAGATAGAAAAAATGGAATCATCCATAACAGAAGGCGTTGATTGGAGCGTGTTGTGGGATTTCCGTAGAGAAACATATGACAAAAAATGGTTGAAAGAGTTATAGCGTTAGGTGGTGAACCCGCAACTGGTAAAACCACAATAATGAAAAAAGTAAAATCTCACTATGAAGTCAAACCCTTCAAGTATGGTAAGGTGCGTGGTGAGTGTAATGTAGAACAAGGTATCTACTTTATTGGTGTATTTGATGGCTCCACATTTGAGGGAACGGACAGATTGAGTATGGCGGTTCAGCCCGACTTTATCAAGTTCCTAAACTACTTGAACGGGGGGTTAGTAATCTTTGAAGGCGACAGATTATTCAATCAGTCCTTATTTGACCTAAACTATGACTTTACACGAATAGTCCTAAAAGCAACAGAGGAGACATTAGAACAACGCCACAAGCACAGACAAGACAATCAGTCATCAACCTTCAAAAAGTCCAAGAGAACCAAAATAAACAACATTCTTGAGAGGAATGAATGTGTGGTATTCAATCACAATGAAGGGGACACTGAAAAAATCATAAACTTTATAAAAAATGAGATAGATGGAAATCTTGCCAGAACAAAAACTATTTCTTGAGACCTATGAACAACAGCTCGGCATCTTGTCCGTCTCACTAACCCGTAGTGGTGTGAGCCGTGATAAGTATTTGGGCTGGATGAACAACCCTACATTCAAGAAAAAGGTGGAAGAAATAAATGAAACAAGTATAGATTTTGTGGAGAACCAACTTCTCCGTAAGATTGGTGAAGGTGATTTACAAGCCATACAGTTTTACTTGAAAACAAAGGGTAAAAAAAGGGGATACTAATGACAAAGGTTCAAACAACACTGGTATTTGAGAAGTTATTGGACAGCGATGAGCTGGAAAAACGCATTGTTGTAGCACAAGGGGGTTCTCGTAGTGGAAAAACCTACAATATTCTTATTTATTGGATTTATAAGTTGTTGAATGAACAAAATAAAACCCTATCCATAGTGAGAAAAACCCTACCATCACTAAAAAACTCAGTCCTAAAAGATTTGTTAGAAGTGTTAGAACTATTTGGTGTTTATGACCCCCGTCATTTTCACAAACAAGAAGGATATTATCAGCTCGGCACCAACATTATCAACTGGTTCAGTGTGGATGAACCACAAAAGTTAAGGGGTTCAAAGCGTGATTTTCTGTATTGTAATGAAGCCAATGAGCTCAGTATAGAAGATTGGAACCAACTTATTTTTAGAACCACCGATAAGGTTATTTTGGACTTGAACCCGTCTGAACTATCTTGCTGGGTCTATGAACTGGAAAAAAGGGATGATTGTTATTACTTCAAAACAACCTGGCGTGATAACCCGTTTGTAGATGACAATATTGTAAAGGAACTGGAATCACTAAAAGAAAAAGATGAGAACCTTTATAGGATTTATTCATTGGGCGAAAAAGGTATTCCGACAACCCTTGTCTTCAATAAGTTCACCACCATACAAGAAGTTCCTAATACGGCTAAGTTGATTGGGCGTGGATTGGACTTTGGATACAATGACCCGACTACCTTGATTGAGGTCTACAAAGATGAAGATAGTTTATATTTCAATGAAAAACTTTTTGTGCGTGGATTGACAATGACGGATATAATACATAAGTTATCTGAGATGAACTTAGAAAAAACCGATGTCATTTGGTGTGATAGCGCTTCACCACAAAATATAGAAGAACTACGCCGAGCCAGGTTCAACGCCAAGCCAGTCAACAAAAAGTCCATTCTTCACGGAATAGATTTGATGCGAAGACACCATATGTATATCACTGAAAAAAGTGAAAATATCCTTTTTGAGTTCGGCTCTTACAAGTGGAAACAAGATAGGAACGGAACGCTTTTGGACGCACCAGAAGACAACCATAACCACACCATTGACGCAATCAGATATGTATGTGAAAGCGTTATAAATAAACCAACTGGTAAAGTAACAATAGTATGATAGAACTAGTATACGGAGATGAAGTGATTGAAATACCCGACTATGTGAGTATTTCAATGTATCAAAAGTTAGAAAAAAACAAGTTTTTATATGAGACAGACCCCCGACATCTCATATCCTTATTCACGGGGTTAGAAATGAATGAACTAAAAAACCTACCAGCCGAACAAGTCCGTTTGGTTCAAGGGTTCATACAAAATAAAGTAAACATCAAGCAAGAAGACAGTCAACTGATATTCCATTTTTACCACAAGGGTATAGAATATGGATTAGAAAATGACTGGTCAAAACTGGCTTGGGGAGCCTGGGTGGACTTTGAGGTATATTCAGCTGAAAATATCTTAGAAAATATCCATAAGATTATGGCGGTTCTTTACCGACCCATAACCTATAAAAACCCCGCTAACCCTAAAGATTACACCATTGAACCTTACAACAGCAATACAGTAGAGAAGCGTGGTGAAGTATTTTTGTCATTACCTATTCAGTATTGGATGGCTGCGGCAAGTTTTTTTTTTCAAATCGTAGAGTCATACATTACCAATACAAACATTTCTTTGGAACAGAAGATGAAGTGGAAAAGAATGATGATGACGGGATGGAGGATACTACCAAAATGGGCAAGAAAGAAAGTATCGCCAGATTTTATTTTACGCTAACCTATCAACTGGCAAACGAGAACCTACTAAATATGGACTTAATTGAGCAACAAAACATATATTTATGTATGAATGTGGCATCTTTACTTAAAGACAGAATAGAAGCTGAGAAACAAGCCCATAAAAAAATGGAGAATGAAATGAAAAAACATCAAAGATAAAAATGGAACAATACATAGATTTTAGTAAAGTTTTACGCTTCATCAAGCAATACCAACAAAGCTCACCCCGTATGATGGATTTTGGATATGGGGACATTGTATATTTTATAAATGATAGTGGAACAACAAACAACTATCCGTTTGTTTTTGTTACACCACAGTCAATCACTTATGATGAAAATACAACCACCTACCAACTACAGATTATATTTGGTGATTTGGTGAATACAAGTTTATCCAATGAAAAAGATGTGGTGAGTGATATGAGCCTTGAAGCTCGCAGATTTTTGTCAGAAATCAAAAGGGGCTTTTTGGATGAGAAAATGGACATCAGTTTACCAGTTTTATCACAGCCGTTCTTTGAACGCTTCAATGACCACATCGGGGGTGTTGTATTGGACGCCAACCTAATAGTATTTGAGGACATCAACGCTTGTGATTACTATCCAGTTCCAACCCCTTGTGAAGACCCTAACCCTAACCCTACACTAATCTTGATTACGGATAGGTCAGCTGGTGAAAGTGATACCATATGGATTGAAAGTTACACACAAGGAACTACAACTTTGATTGATTCTTATTATCCAATACCAGAGGAACTAACCCTAAACATTACCCTACACGCTGTAAATGGTAAGAACTATTCTTATGATTTTACATTACCAAAATATTCAACCTACAATGAGTTTAACATCACTGGCTTGACGGAAGGGTATAATGTATCCGCAACAACACAGAACGCCTTGTATGGTGTTCCAGAGTGTTGGACTATCAACTATTCAAACTCTTGGCAAGTGAAGAGATGTAGTGATGGATTTGTTTATGCTAATCTTTGGATGGCTCCGTTTGGCACAGATTGGACGGGTCATATCTTCAGAACTGGTCCTAGTGCTTTGAGTTGTGCTGAAGTTGTTGGTAGAGCGACAAATCAATATAATATAAATCAAACATTCAACCCCGCAACACTTTATACGGATTGTGTGGATTGTACAAGTAGTTGATAGAATGGAACAAGAAGTATTAGACAAGATAGCAAGTATTTTCCAAAGCAATATACAAAAAGAACTACGCAAGCCCCGTAGAGCCGCTGGTTATTATGGGGAGCCGAAGCGTGGAGTATCACCCCCCATCGCTAGTGGAAATCTGTTGAACCAAACAAAAGTATATTTTGAGGGTTCATTGGAGACAGCTGACTTGAAAATGGTGGTGGATTTTGGAAATGCGGACTATTGGTATTTTGTCAACTACGGAAGGAAGCCAGGGCGTTATCCACCTATCAAACCAATAGACAGATGGGTTCTAACCAAACCACAACTATCAACCACAGTGAGAGATGATAAAGGACGCTTCATTCCACGAAAAAGTTTAGTATTTTTATTCCGTAGAAGCCTGGCGAGATATGGATATAAAGCGACAAACTTCTTAGACAACGCCATAACCCTTTCAATAGACCAAATAGTTGACGGATTTGGTGAAGCCGCATTCCTTTACATTGAGGGATTGTTTGACATAAATATTGTAAGTGATAGAACTAGAACAACAGAACAATGAGTATACAAATATTAGACACACCAGAAGATTTTCAACCCGTTTACAGTGATGGGTTATTCTTCACAATCTCCGCTGACACAACCAACAACTACAAGTTCCGTTATGTGTATGATTTATATGTAAATGAACTATTAGTTTTTCAAGGTAAAGCCACACCAAACCCCTTTGGATTAGGGGTCATTGATGTTAGTAGGATAATCAAAACCTACACAACAAATAACCCTATTGCTTTGTATGGTTCAACCCCTATCTACCAGCATCTAACATTTCCTTTTTCAAGACCCTATCAAGATGAGACAATCAGTTATTCAGTAAACTTTGGTTATGAGTATAGTGATAGTCCGTTAGGTCAAGTTACTGGCTTCACGGGGAACGGGGATGCTATCGGTGAACCTGGTGTTGAGAGCGGACTTTACAAATCATTCTATTCTACTATGGGTGTGAATGGTAGAGCGACACAACAAGATTTCAATATTGAGCCGTTTGTTCTAAGCGGAACACCTACCACATCCAACCCTACAACTAGTGGATTGTTCCTAACCAACAGCCCCCGTATTAGAAATATCCAACCTACTGAATATTACACATTGGGCTTCACCAACTATTACTTGAATAGTGGAAGTATGCTCAGTGAACCCTATTATGTTGAGTATAAGTTTTATGATAATAACGGAAATCTAATAGATACCGCACAATATCAAAATGTCCAAATCAACGGGGGAATGTTACCAGATTGTGGATGGGTATACCAATCTTACTACAATACAGTATTGACGGGAAATACGGATTGGAACACAATGTATGTCGGAGCTGGACCAATGAATATAGATGGATTTCCAGCCAACTGCGCTCAGTATACAGTTCAGTTATTTGGTGAGTTTACGGGAACAACATCACCCCCCGCACCCAGTCCGACGCCCACGCCGACGCCGAGTTCTACACCAGGGTGTAGTCCTTGTCAAACCTATGATTTGGAAAACACTTCATTAGAAGCGTTAGGTTATGCGACATATACGGAATGTCCTTATGGACCTAGCCGAAATATAGAACTTTTACCTGGTCAGATTTATCGTATTGATTGTGCTTGTGAAGGTTCATTGGTATTGACAGAAAACATTACCGCTACAGTGATTTCAACTTGTAATGACTTGACGCCAACGCCGACGCCGACCTACACACCGACTTCAACGCCTTGTGCTTGTAATGCGTATACAGTGGATAGTTTAGAAGCAGAAGGACTTGTATCGGTTAGTTGGACAGATTGTGATAGAGTGGTTCAGAACTTTATCTTGACCCCTGGCACTGGTATCTCATTCTGTGCTTGTGCTGGTTCAGTTGTGGTCAGTGGTGCTCACGATATCTTTGATAATGGAAGCTGTGAACCCGCTGTAACGCCCACGCCGACGCCGAGCGCAACACCACCTTATTGTGAATGTGTAGAATATTTATTGGAGAATGAAGACCCGTTCTTTAATGGTTATTCATACACAGATTGTTTTGGAGATATTCAAGTTAGTTCTTTACCTGGATTTGGTGTAACAACCCTTTGTGCTTGTAGAGATAGTGTATCACCTAGCGGTGGAATAAGTGTAAGCGAATTAGGAGCTTGTTAAAATAGAAAAAATATGGCAATAATACCACAAACCCCCCCGACAACTTTTGTAGAAGGTATCTGTTCTGGATTTACCGCAGTGAGTGAGATTTTCACCTTTAATGTAGACCCCATCTGTAATAGAGCGGGTGTTACACAATACCAACTAATGTGGCTAAACCGATATGGACACTGGGATTACTACACATTCACGGCGAATAAAGAAGAAGGACTAAACATTCAAAGGGGAACTTATAAAACCTGGAATGTTGACTGGGGTTCAGACAACCCAGTCAAAACACAATATTCAAGAGGACTGACTGATTTTCAAGTGGATATGACGGAGGTTCATATAATAAACAGCGGATTTATTGATGAGGCGGATATGGTGTTCTTAGAAGAGCTCTATACAAGTAATCAAGTGTATGAGATTACGGAAGATGGAGGCTTGCGTGGTATCAATATCACCAATACAGAGTTTACCAGAAAAAATAAGGGTAATAGAACCATAGTTAACCTTGAACTTACTTATCAATATTCCAACAACATTTCACTTTTAGGACAATAACCCTATGGATACTACCCTAATAGTTTATTTGGATGACCAATGGAAGCGTATAGACCTTTATGAAGATACGCCCATAAATGTTGTTATTCAAGAACTTGATATTCTTGACCTAAACGCACGCAAGAGCACTTATTCTAAAACCTTTACAGTTCCAGCGACAAGTAATAATAGTATCATCTTTGAACATTATTTTGAAGTCAACGGATTGGACTTTAACCCCTTGACTAAAATACAATGTGCCGTTCAGTTTAGGGGGACAGATATTTTCAACGGGATTTTGAGATTGAATAGTGTATTGATGAACCCTAACTACACTGAATATGAAGTTTACATTTTGAGTGATGTAGGAGATTTTGGAAGTGAGATTAAGAATATAAAACTTAGAGACCTAAACTGGACTGACCTACTTCACGCACAAACTTATGACAATATCCACACTTCGTGGGAAGCCGATGACACCGACACAAATGGACTTTTAGGGGGTCAGATACTTTACCCGTTGGTTCACTGGGGTTATCAATATCAAGCGGGGACTACGGGTGATACACCAGATTGGAGATTTTCTTTTGGTGATGCTGATAGTTTTGACCAACCATCTTATGCCGTTCCAGAATATTACTTCAAGCCGTCCGTTAGGG